GCGGATTCCGAACAAATTGCGGGACCAATGACGGTGGGCACTGCCATGTGCTTTGGCTTCAATGGCACCGAATTTGGGTTACTTCACAGAACGAGTGGGTTGGCAGATATTCATACGCTTACTTTGTCGGCGGGAGCTAGTGGTAACGAGACAGGGACGGTGACAATCCACGGAACGGCATACCCCGTGGCAATTACGTCGGGAACGACGGCGAAGAACGCTTACGAATTAGTGCAGCAAGTATACGCTGGTTATACAGCTACGCAGAACGATGGTACGGTTACGTTCGTTTCTGATACAGCAGGGGAAGGTTCGGGTGCGTTATCGTATGCTTCGGATGGTACGTCGGCAGGGACTTTTGGCTCTACGGAGTACGGTGCCGAGTCGGTGGATACGTGGATTCCTCAAAGCGAGTGGAACATAGACACGCTGCTGGGCAATAGGTCTAGGGGTGAAGGCTTTGTTTTCGATCCTACCAAATATAACGTGTTTCAAATATCACAGCAGTATCTTGGCGCGGGCGCTTTGCTCTTTCAGGTGGAAGACCCGAACCAAGGTGCCTTCATGGATGTTCACAGAATTGAGTATCCCAACAAAAACGATACAGCTTCGCTGACGACACCGATATTTAAAATGGGGTGGGTGGCCACGAACTCTGGAAGCACGACAAACGTTACGATGCGCGGAGCTTCGGCTGCGGCACATGTGGAAGGGCCGATTGTTAGGTTCCGTGGGGCAGATGGTCACGGGGCGGCACTGGCTGGAATTGGTACGAACCTTACTGAAGTGTTGAGCATACGGGTTAGGTGTGATTTTAATAATAAGCGAAACGCCACGGAAGCCATACCCATCGCGCTGTCTGCGGCAGTGGATGGGACGAAGCCGGCAATCGTGGCTCTTCTTTTGAATACAAACCTTACGAGCGCAACTAATTGGTCGTATCACAAACAAGCGGATTCGATCATAGAGTTGAACGAAACGGGATCGGCAATTACAACGGGCGGGGCGAACGAGGAAGAAATCGGTACGTTCTCGCTGTCTAAGTCTGGCTCGATTGTTGACGATCTTAAGAAGTTTGAAATTAGGATGGCACCTGGTGATGTGTTGACCGTGGCCGTTCAAGCAACTTCGGGTACTACGGACGCAAGTGTGTCGTTGACGTGGATTGAAGATTGATATAGATTCGGTTTGCGTATCAGTCATATGTGAAGTGAGGGACGAAGGCTATTTGTGCATTAATAGTCTTCGGCTTTTTTACGCCTACGGACAGGTTGTTTATTAATAAACCTAAGCATAAAGGTGGCAGACCACGGAAACTTTCATCCACACAATCCTGGGAAAGACTGTCGTTTGCTATCACGAAAGATCAAAAGCAAGAGTACGAAGACTTGAAGGGCACGCGTTCCGGCGCAGAGTTCTTCACCGTGCTGTTGATGATATTTAAGAGAAGAAAAAAACACCGAGCCAAAGTAAATTGACTCGGCGTTTATGATGGAGTGTAAACCTTGTTTACGTTGTGGAGAGTATCATGAAAATTGAGTCGATAGATATCAGCAAGTTATCGCTCGACCCTTCGAACGCTAGGCGTCACGACGAAAAGAACTTGGCGGCGATTGTTGGTAGTTTGAAGAAGTTTGGACAGCAGAAACCGTTAGTGATTGGCGCGGATGATGTGGTGGTGGCTGGCAATGGTACGTTGGAGGCTGCTAAGGAAATTGGCTGGGCTAAGGTGGATTGCGTTCGTACCAAATTGAGGGGTGCCGAAGCGATTGCGTATGCGCTGGCCGATAACCGTACGACAGACTTGTCGGTGTGGGACGACGAAGTGTTGGGCAAGCAACTCCAGGCATTGTATGAAGACGATTTTGCTATTGAAGATATTGGTTTTACGCTTGAGGACATAACTGGAAAATTAGGCAAAGAAGGCGAAGGAGCAAAGGAATTGTCGGAAGATGATTTTAGTGAGTTTGACCATACCTGCCCTAAATGTGGATTCGAATTTGATAACAAACCCGCTTAAAACAGGCCCGTGGAATTTAACAGACCTTAAGGATGTTAATCCGAATGGATGTAAAGTGCTGTCTACGTTTTCATGTGGCGGTGGTTCAACTATGGGATATAAGCTAGCAGGGTATGATGTTTTGGGATGCGTTGAGATTGATCCTAAAATGCTAGCTATATATAAGAAGAATCATAATCCTAAGTATACCTATCTTATGGGTGTTCAGGAGTTTAAGAAGATACCAGATGAAGAGTTGCCTAGAGAATTTTTTGAGTTAGACATACTTGATGGCTCACCACCATGTAGCTCATTCTCTATGGCTGGCAGTAGAGAAAAGAAATGGGGGAGTGCCCATCATTTTCGTGAAGGTCAAGCAAAGCAGAACTTAGATGATTTATTTTTTGAGTTCATTGACCTGGCGAAGAAGCTACAGCCAAAGGTGGTTATCGCTGAAAATGTTAAAGGCTTAATTCAGGGAAATGCAAAAGGGTATGTAAAGCAGATCTTTAAGGTATTTAAGGAAGCTGGATATTCTACGCAGTTGTTTCTTCTTAATGCTTCAAGAATGGGTGTCCCTCAAAGAAGAGAGAGAACATTTTTTATTGCAAACAAATTAAGAAAGGCGATAAAGCTATCCTTTAATGAGGATGAGATAGTTCTTAAAGACGCGATTCAAGAGAATTCTCCTGAAAGTGATACGAAGTTAGGGGCTCAATATGCTGATTTTTGGGAGAAAATGAGAGTTGGGCAAAAAGGCTTAGGGAAGCGATTTTCAGTTGTAAAGCTTAACCCTAATGCCCCTGCTAATACGATGTCTGCCCAAAATTGGCATGTGTTTCATTGGGCGGAAAAAAGGTCCATAAGCTCTATTGAGTCATTAAGCATCCAGAGTTTTCCTTTAGATTATAAAATGAAAAAGAAAAGTGCTAGGGGTGTTGGCTACATTTGTGGCATGTCGGTGCCTCCATTTATGATGCAGCGGGTGGCAGATCAGGTATATAAACAACTATTGGCAATAGCTCCATAAAAAACGGGAAAGATACGGTGATTTTGTGGAAAAGGTGATTCGTGATGATAAGGGACGCTTCGTAAAGGGTAGTCCAAGACCCGCAGGCGGTGGTAGGCAACCACTTGACGAAGATATGAAGGGTATTAAGCCAGTCACGAAGACCACGATTCGTCGTCATTTATCTAAGTTCATTCATCTCGAAGCTCATGAGCTTGCTGCAATTGTTGAAGATAAATCAAACAAGGTCATAGATATATGGCTGGCTCGTATCGTGTTGAAGGGAATTAACGAAGGTGATCAACGGAGGCTAGACTTTATGTGTTGAACACTCGGTGCGTAAGCCAACGGTGATAGAGCGTTTGGATGGTAGCGAAGTTGAATACACGACGATAGAAGCGAAGGCGGTTGAGCAAGGGAGCGAAGATGGATAACGAAACGGTGAAGTTGTACCCAAGTCAAGCGTACTACCTGATGGAAACGGCTAAGGAGATCTTGGAGGTATTGGATAAAAGAACGCCTGAGCCTTATCAAAAGAACGCGATAACTTCTATTCGTATGGCGATGGGAGCGCTGGAAGATCATATTGAACAGGATGAGAAAGAACGGCAGGGTGGTAGTAAGAAGTGAAAGACTGCGACGACAAGCTAACAGGGTTTATGCGCGCTTATTTTCGAAATGAGATTGCGAAGCGTGGGCTACCACCACGGGAAGAATTAAACGATATGACCTATGAGGAAGCTTTCACCTTAATGGACAAAGAGAACATGGCTCTTTGGAAGGCTGATAACGATAAATGGTATGCCGTTGCTGGCGGCAGGTGGCCATATGTTTGTGATGGTTGGAAGTTTTCGTCTGAATACCTTTCGTTAAACGCGAGTGAAGGTGATACCGCAATTGAAGCAATAAAGAAGGCAATAAGATGGACAGACTTGAAAACTTAAAGATGGTGATGAACTTCGATCAATTTGACGCTAGGTTTGCAGCGTGTATGGACCGTGAAGGGGTGCACAAGCTAATTGCGATGGTTGAGGCATTTAACAAGTATAGAGAAAAGTGTCTAAAAGAGGGTGTTTGGTATACGTCGATTCCGTGTGAATTTGGTGAAGACGTTGATGATGCGTTAGATGCATTCGAAAAGGTTGATGACTAATGACCTACGTAATAGCAGAGATTGGTAGCAACTTTCGTTCGTTCGAAGAGGCTCGGGATTCCATTAGCATCGCGGCTAGTTGTGGTGTGGATGCCGTGAAGTTTCAATGTGCCAGGTACGCCGAGCTTTATGGTCCGAAAGAACTAGACCCACAAGAGTGGAAGTTGAACATATATGACTGGCTCCCCGACTTGGCTAAGAAGGCTAAGGTGTCGGGAGTTGATTTTCTTTGTACGGCCTTCAGTGTCGAAGGACTGCGTGTAATTGATGAACACGTTGTGGCTCATAAGATTGCGGGCTCCGACCTTGGCTACGTGCAGTTGTTACAAGCAGCTCGAGAAACCGGCAAGCACGTCTACCTATCATCTGGTGGTAGCCATCATCAAGACATAGAGATTGCGCTAAATGTTTTGGACCCTAAGAACACGACGCTAATGTATTGCTATTCAGAATACCCATCCACGTATCATGACTTGAGGTTTATCGATGAATTTCGAAACAGTTATAATGTTCCTATTGGCTATTCAGACCACAGCATTGATTGCTTTACTCCATTTGTTGCTGCGACTGTCTATGGAGCCATATGTATTGAAAAACATTTCCGAGCGTTCGAAAACATGGCGACGCCGGACGAGCCTCATAGTATCAACCCTACTCGTATGCGGCATCTTTGTAGGTCTTTACGTAGTCCTGACGTCTTAATCAGAAGTTACGAAGGTGAGCAGGATATGTTTGCGAAGCATAACCGACGCTTGGTAGCCACCGCTCCCTTGAACACAGGTGACAGCTTGGCTTACGGCGTAAACTTTGGGGCATACCGGGTGCGTGATCCCGACGTTAAGGGCTGCCGACCACACTTGGCAGACGAGGTTACTGGACGCCGGGCGGCAGTACCGTTTAACCCAGGTGACACGATAGGCGTTGGTGAGTATACTTAGCCTACGACTAAACTAATCTTAAAACTAACCGAGGGACAGATATGGCAATCTTAAAAGGAAAATCCAAGACATTAGCTAAAAAAGCTCCAGCTAAGGCCGAGCCAGTGGAAGCACACCAACCAGAAGAACTTCCCAAAGGCAAGATTGAGCCAATGCCCAAGTATTCTCGACAGCAAGAGGCTGTTTTAGGCGCGTTATCGTTGTGCGAAGACGACGAGCAAGCCACATACTATCTTAAAAAGGCATTGAGAGTTCTTGGAGAATCAGCCAAAAAGAATTAAGCCACATTCCGAGAAACAAGACATTGGTATTTTCTCGGACAAACCTATCGTTATCTGCGCGACCGGAATCCAGTGGGGTAAGACCACGGCTGGTTCGTTGCAGATGTTTCGTGCTATGCATCGTCATACCGACGAAACCGATAACTTCCTTGTCGTAGCTCCTACCTATAAGATTATGCAGCAATCTACTTTGCCCGAATTCTTACGAGTATTCGAAGGATGTGGATCATATCAAAAGGGTGACGCCGTATTTAATATGCATGGCGGTGGTACTTGTTACTTTCGAACGGGCACCGACGCCGATTCGATTGTTGGTGTAACAAATGTGCGGTTAATTTGGGGTGATGAAGCTGGCAAGTTTAGCCTGTATTTTTGGGAGAACATGCAAGCTCGAGCGGCGTTTCGTAAGGCTCAGATAATTCTCACCACGTCACCGTATTCATTGAACTGGATGTATAAAGAATACATACGCCCAATAATGAAAGACCCTGGTTCAATGCCTAACGTTGAATTAGTCATGGCGGCGTCTAACGAAAACCCGTATTTCCCCGAAGATTACTTCGAAGAGAAGAAACGGACGATGGACCCGCGGCGGTTCCAGATGATGTTTGGCGGGCAGTGGAATCGTCTGCAAGGCTTGGTGTACAGTTGTTTCAACGAAGAGGCAAACGTTGTTGAACCGATGTCTTTTCCGCCAGGTACTAAGTTCTATGCCGGTATTGATTGGGGGACTACGCATCCGTTTGTTATGCATATTAGGGCAATATTCCCAGATGGGTTACAATATCAGGTGGGCGAGCATTACGAGACTGGCTTAACCATTTCAGATATGGTCGATATCGCAATCCAAAAAGTAAAGCTTTATGGCAAAATCGAATTATTTTACTGTGACCCTTCGGCACCTGGTTACATCCTTGAATTTTGTCGAGCCGGGTTATCTGCCGTTGGTGCCGAGAACGATATCAGGACAGGGATTGACCGGAACGTCGAACTTATCAAGTCGGGTAGGCTTAGCTTCTTTGGCCGGGGCATGTGCAAACACACCATTGACGAAATGGAAATGTATCGTTGGCCAGACGACGACGACACAAAAGGACCGAACGTAGATGTTAAGGAGCGGAATCCAGTTAAGCAGAACGACCACGCAATGGACGCCATGCGGTATTGCTCAATGGCTCTGTACCGAAAGACGGACTTGATCCCAACGAGCCAATCAGATACATTAATTAATAATAAAATCAAGGCGAATGAAACTTCTCAACAGATCTACAATCGGATAAGGCTGCCGACTGTTCAAAACACATACGAGGACTTTTCTTGATATACCCTTATCATTGTTTAAAGTGTGACCATGACTTTGAAGTTATTAAGCGAGTCGCTGATATTGATAACGCCGAGCCTTGTGAAGCTTGCAGCGGTGAGACTGAGCGTCAAATCGGTGGTGGTCAACATTTCTACGGCGAAAGCGATTGGGATACCGCACAGTGGTGCCCTACGATGGGCTGCGAGATTAAGTCAAACGCTCACCGACGTCAGATTGCTAAGGACCGTGGCTTAACCGAAGTCGGTAACGAGCACCCAGATAAGATGGATAAGCATTACGAAGATCAACGATCAAGAGCACGTGAAGAAGCGTGGGATAGGGTTTAATGTCTACTGGTTTTTTAGAAGAGCACGAGTATAGGGGTGGTTCGGCTAATGCAGGACCGGATTCGAACGTTCCCGAGATGGACGACGAAGAAAAGAAGTTGGTAAAACTGGTAAACCACCTTTTCGAAAAAGCCAAACGCCACCGAGCTAAATACGATTGCAACTGGATTGATTACTACCGGATATTTCGTGGTGATCAATGGACTAAGAAACGGCCTTCGTATCGGCATAGTGAAGTCATTAACTTTATCTTTATGACCATTCAATCGATGGTTCCCATTATGTTGGACTCCAGGCCACGACCGGTGTTCACGCCAAGAGATCCCGGTGATACCGAGTTCGCAGAGATATTAAACGAGCTCTTCGAAGCTGACTGGCAATCAGGCAATTGGCTAATGAAGATTGCTGAAGTGATTTACGATGGTCACTTCTATGGTACTGGCTTTGCGAAGTTGGATTGGGACGAGCACGCACTTTATGGTTTAGGCAAAATTAGGTTTAAATCAGAAGAGCCATTGGACTTCTACCCTGACCCTGACGCCAATCATATTAACGAGAGCGAGGAAGATTCTTCGTACGTCGTAACAATGAAGCCAACGGATACCGAAAAGCTCCGGCTTAAGTATCGTGGCCATAAGTTCGAGTCAGCTATTAAGCCTGACGTGATTGACCCGGCTGCGGAGATTCCATAAGTTCGAGTCAGCTATTAAGCCTGACGTGATTGACCCGGCTGCGGAGATTAGAAACAACGCGGCCAACAGTAAATACAAGACGGCATTTGTGAAGAACAACACGCCGAATTTGCCTCGTGATACATTTGGCGGCAACCGGGATTCGGAACACCAAGACCGGACGATGGTCAAGACTATCTATATGAAGCCTGCCGATGTTGAAGAAGAACGAGAAGAAACCACGGACAGTGAGACTGGCGAGAAGTCGGTTCAGTTTATTACTCGTAAGAAGTACCCAAAGGGTAGACGTGTTGTAATCATATGTGGCAAACCGTTCGAAGATGGTCCATTAGAGAACGCTGACGGTAGGTTTCCATTCTCTAAGTACGTCAATTATATACTGCCTCGGGAGTTTTACGGCATAAGCGAAGTCGAACAATTACGCTCCCCACAGATGATCTTCAATAAATTAGTGTCGTTTGTTTTGGACGTGAATACGCTCGCTGGCAATCCCATTTGGCTAATCCCAACGGGATCGGGTGTTAAGGCTGGAAGCTTTAGTAACACTCCAGGCCTACAAGTTCCGTTCGACGGTGACAAAGCTCCACAGGTTACGGCGGGAGCTCCATTACAGCCATATGTAATACAAATGATCGATAGGATGGAAAAGTGGTTCAACGATATATCAGGAATCCAGGATATAACAAAAGGTGCGTCGCCAGGTGGTGTGACTGCGGCGAGGGCAATCGAGAACCTTCAGGAGGCTGCACAAACCAGACTACGCCAGAAGATGAGAAACATGGACGGGTTTTTGGTCGAAGTTGGCGAGCAATACGTCCAGCTAGCCCTTCAACATTACAACGTCCCGAGAGTGTTTCGCGTAACCGGAAAAGAAGATTCAGAGAAATACTTTAAGTTTCATGTGGAACAAGGCTTCGACGACGACGGTCAGCCTGTGCTTGACGATAAGGGCGACCAAGTAAAGATCGGTGTCGTTAATGACTTTAAAGAAAACGATGTGGGTAGGCTTGTGCCAGGTGACGACGAACGTAGGTTCTTGATACGTGGTGAGTTTGACGTGAAGGTCAACACTGGTACTGGGTTGCCGTTTTCAAGAGCCGAGAAAGAACAGAAGCTTTTACAATTGTTTGACAGAAATATCATTGACCGTGAAACAGTTTTGAAAACCATAGAATTTCCTAATTTCGAAGAAGTTTTACAACGCATAGAAAAAGCCGAGCAAGAGGCTTTGGCAGCACAACAACAAAAAGGAGCACAGTAATGGGACAACGTATTCCTGCCGAAGGGCAAGCACCGGTTGAAGAACAAGCACCGGCAGAGGGTGGCCAGGCGGGACCGGCTGACCAACTAACTTCTTTATTGCAGAACTTAACCCAAGGGATGCAAATTCTTACCGAAGTTGTGAGCGAAGCAAAGCCAGAGATGGCCGAGCGTGTTCAAGCTTTACAAGGCGAGTTCACTGCCGTGGTTGACGAAGTTATGGGAGGCGGTGGCCAGGCGGAAGCACCAGGCCAAGGCATCGTATCACCAGAAGCAGGCGGAGCGGGTGCAAGCCCAGCAGGACCAGCTTTAAGATAATTACATATGGAGTGTAAATAAAGATGGAAGAATTAACTAACGAGCAAATGTTGGCCGAAGTTCAAGAGCCAGCGCCAGCGGTTGAGCCGGCAGCGGCACCAGCACAGCCAGCGCCAGCGGTGGAACCTAGCCAACAATACTTGGATTTTGATCAATATAAAGACCACCACGTCCGGTATACGGCGAACGGCAAAGAAGTAACAGAGCCTTACTCGGCAATGGTACGACGGGCGCAGCAGGGTTACAATCACCGCGAAAGCATGGAGCAAATCCGTGTTGAGCAAGAGCGTCTTAAGGGCATGACGGACACTAATAAATCGTTAGAGCAATACAAACAATATGACGACTTCGCGCGGGAAAACCCAGCGTGGGGCGACCATATAAAATCGGCGTGGGAAACAAGGAACGCATACGTAGGTGATGCCGATCCCGAAGATCCCGCGACACAGCAGCTTGCCAAATTCCAGAACGTACTTGATAGTTTGACATCCAGATTAGATGCGTCAGACAAGAGTGCTAAGGAATCGGCGGCTGAGGCAGAGCGAACAGAGTTTTTGGCACAATTGGACAAGGACGTCGATGCGGTACGATCGAAGTATAAGACCTTTGATTTTAACGCGGCAGACGATGACGGCGTAACGGCTGAGTCAAAGGTTTACGCGGCTATGGAAAAACATGGCGGCAGCTTCCGAGCAAACTTTCTCGACCTTTACGAAGACAAACTTTTCTCCAATGTTGCCACCCAAGCCCGTGAAGAAACGGCGAAGGCTACGCAGAAGCAAACCAAGCAAGGGATTCTTGGCATATCGTCAACTCCTGGTAGTGCTCCCGCTAAACCATCTTCCCGCAGTATGAAACAAATGGGATGGGACGAACTCGGTGATCTTGCCAAAAAGGAAATGGGTACTTAAACAATAATTAGAAAGGGGAAAAAATGACTGCTCCAAGCTCGGATTTTAGTCAAATAACTGCGGTTAGTCGTAGATACTTTCTCCCTCGTTTGGCAGATAACGTATTCCTAGGAAACGTGTTGTTAAACAGGGCGAAGACAAAAGGCTGGCTCAAAACCATTGATGGGGGTGTTGACATCAACATTCCGTTAGAGTACGCAATCGCTAGTGCGGCAGGCTCGTATTCTGGGTCGCAAACCCTTGATATTGCTGACAATGATGTTTTTTCGGCAGCGAAAGTAAATTGGAAGCAATACTATGCGGCGGTGTCCGTTTCTGGAATTGACAAGCTCAAGAACGCGGGTTCAAACCGTATTGTTGACTTCGTTAAGTCTAAGATGAAGAACGCTGAGAAAACTTTGCGGCGCAAGTTGGCATCTACTACTGGTATTTATTCTGCCGGTGGAACTGCTACTGAAATTGTGGGACTTCAGGCGTGGATCAATACTGATGAAACAGTCGGCGGAATTTCTCAGACTAATAACTCTTTTTGGAGAGCCCAAGAAGATACCACTACAACAACTTTGAGTCTTGCAGCAATGCAAACTAGGTTCAATGCTTGTAGCGAAGATTCTGAAGAGCCTACGATGATTGCTACTACGAAAAGCATCTATAATTCTTACTGGGGTTTGTTGACTCCACAGCAACGTTTTACTTCTGACGAAGTTGGCAAAGCTGGCTTTAAAAGTTTGATGTTCAATTCCGTTCCAGTGGTTAGTGATACAAATTGCCCAAGTGGCGACATGTATTTCTTGAACGAAGATTATTTACATTTGTTTGTCCACCGCGACGAGAACTTCAGACAAACGGAATTCCAGTCTCCCGTCAACCAAAATGTCGTTACAAGCAAAATTTATTGGGCTGGCGAATTTGCATCATCTAACAACCGATACCACGGAGCTTTCAAAGGCTTGACTGGTTAATAAAAGGAGAACTGTATTATGGAAGGTTTAGGACCAATACGTTTTGATTCAGTCTCCATGGTTACTGCCACGCCAGGAGCAAACGATCCCAAGGTTGGCGATGTGTTCGATACGGGCGACGAGAAATACGTCTACGTCTACAACGCCGGTGGATCTACTATCGCAGTTGGACACGGAGCAATATTGTCTGCTGTTACTGGTTATTCAGTAACAGTTAGCTCTACGGTTTCGTTGATGGCTGGTGGTGTTGGTGTTTGTAAGCATACGGCTATTCCTACGGCAGAGTACGGGTATTTGATGACTCGTGGTTTCTGTTCTTACGAAGCCGGTGCAAACGTTGCTCTTGGTGAAGCACTTTCATTAGCTGCTGACGGTGTTTGGGTAAACTCTTCCGGGATCACTGGAAACGTTTACGGTAAAGCCATGGTTGCCACTGATAGTGGTGGCTCTGCTAGTGCTTATTTTAATTTCGGTTTCTAATTTAGTTTATTTGTCTGGAGTGTAAAAAATGAGTCAAGAATTTTTAAGAGTGGAGAAAGTTGCGCTGCAATATCAACCGTTGATACCAGCTACCGCCGTAAACAAGTCACGGATGCGTCAACAGGCGTGTTCCAATGACGAGAGTACGGTGGATCACTGGCGTCCGACTTGGTTAAAGCAGATAAAGCAGAATAAGGAATACTTTGGGAGTTTTGCCGAGCATAGCATTTCCCAATTATACCGCGTCGGTGAATTTACTCCCTGCATTGTTGCCGGTAGTGGTCCATCGCTAAAGTATAACGCTCACGAGTTGAAAAACCGTAACGGGTTGACGCTTATTAGTTGTTTGCACAACTTCCATTACTTCGAAGACCTTGACTTAGAGCCTGAATATTATGTTTCTTTGGACGCTGGAGATATCGTCTTAAAAGAGGTATCAGAAGGTGGAAAACTGTCAGCAGACGAATACTGGGCTAAAACTAAAAACAGAACGTTAGTAGCGTATGTTGGAAGTAACCCAGAGCTTTTCGAAAAATGGCAGGGTGAAGTATATTTATTCAACGCTCCCACTCCAGACAATAAGCTAAACGACGAGATTGAGAAGATAGAGATGTTTCGCCATTACATTAGCAGTGGTGGAAACGTTCTTGGCGCTTGTTTGTATCTGGCCAAAGCGATCTTCGGTTGTAGAACGACGGCGTTCATCGGAGCTGATTTTAGTTTTGGATACCCAGATATTGACGACAAAGGCGACCCGCATCATAGCTTTCACTCGTGGAAGTCTAGCTACGACAAAGACATGGGAGCTACGGTACGAGTCAACGATTTATTTGGTAACAAGATTCATAGTTGGCCAAGTTATCTGAATTTTAGTGCGTTTTTCAATTGGGTATCGCAAGCCGTGCCCGGTGAATACATTAACGCTACCGAAGGCGGTGTGATGGGCGCGACAAATGATGGTAACATTGATTCATTCAAATATATGTCGTTGAAGGATACGATTCATCATTTAACGATGCATAGGGACTTAGACGAGTCGATGGCTGACCCTGAGTTTAAGATTAGAAAAATTCTTTATTAGGAGAAAAGATAATGACATGGACTACAACTAAGAAGCACGAATACGCTGCCGGTCACCACAAGATCCAGCTTTGGGACTTGACGGCTGACAGTGCGACGTTGGAATTGACTACTGGCCTTAGCCGGATTGATCACGTAGCGATTACCCCTGGTTCAACTACCACGGCGATTGTTAAGTGTTACGCTAATTCCACAAGTGCTGCTGTTGCAAGTAATGGCATGGTTGCTGTTACAGGCGTGGCAAGTGGCGATGAAATGTTTCTTACTGTTTGGGGACACTGAAAATGGCAAAGCTAAGACAACATGACATCGCAATCGCATCTGGCGCGGCGACGGGATCAACCGATCTTGGCTACGACGGATTCGAGCGTGTCTATTTAAACAATGAAGCTGGTGGCGAGATCGCTATCGAGATTTCTGGCGACGGTAGTACGTATGCACCAATGAAGTACGCAAGTGCTGCTGATGCTGGTGTTTGGGTTACTGCTGTAGTGGGGAGTGCTCATAGTGGTTCTTTCGTAGAGCTTCCATCGGTACCAAGATATTTTCAAGTAGTAGCTACGGGAGCTGCGGCAGACGGCGCTACGGTAACAGTTTTAACAGCATAAGATTTTGGAGTGTAAAAAAATGAGTATGGGAAAACTAGTGAACGACAACACGTTACCTTTGGTGGACGAATACAAAGGTCTACCTATCGATTTAGCGCCAGGTAAGTCAATGGCCATGGACTATTATGACTATATTGACTACGCCGGACAGTTTCCTACAAAGGTCAAAGCTGCGGACTGGGTTGATGGTAGTGGTCAGCAAAAGCCTGAGAGTTTTAAGAAGATCCATTGGGACGGTAAAATCCCAGGTGAAAAAGAGATAGAGGTTAAAGTTTGCGCGGCATGTGGCGAAAAGTTCCCATCGGACACTCAATTAGATTTACACATTGATATGAATCATCTTGATGCCATGGAAGATCAAGACCTTGCCGAAGTTAGGCGAAGGAAACGAGCAAAGGCTGGATAATGTTTGAAACGGTTTTAAGTGACGTAACCATTTCGGGAAAGTGGACTGCTACGGTGACGGACGCCGAGGGCAGCCACGTAACGAGCGTTGATGGCAATAACGTAATATGCACCAACGGCAAGGACTATCTGGCCAGCTTTCTTTATTCGGCAACTACGGCAGCAGCAACTTGGACGATGTTTTACGTTGGCGTTGGTACTGACGCAACTACCGAAGCGGCGGCTAATACGGCATTGGGTACGGAAGTTGGACGTCAAACGGGCACAGCTTCTTACACTAGCGGTGGTATTTATGTTGTCGTAGCAAGCTTTGGAGCTGGAAGTGCAACGGGAGCAATAGTTGAATATGGTCTCTTCTCCAGTAATACGGGAGGCACGATGCTAAGCCGTGATACCGAGGCTGTAATCAACGTCGGGGCTTCAGATACCTTAACCGTTACAACGGAGGTGACTTTCGCCTAATGGTCGACCACGCTCAAACCATCACCAATACCCTAACTGTTTACGGCATTGCGGCGTCAAACAAATGGGGTACGTTTCTATGGGGTGAGAATTGGGGCGAGGGTACGATTGACCTGGCTGTAGATATTACGGTTGGCGACGGTGATACAATGACATTGGGCGACTCGTGGACGCGGGTAGTTCAGTTTAACAGGACGTTTTCTGAAAGCATAAGTACGCTTTCGAACTTAAACGACCTGACGCTTACAGATGCAAACGGTTACGATTATATATTTACGAAACCGACCAATGACGGCGTAGACCGATCAGATACTAGCTATTCGGTAGTGTCGGGAACGTCGGCAACTTGGGCAGAAACCAGTGACCCTGGAACAGGGTGGGGAGCAGCATGACTACGCTTTCAGAATTAATAACAGATTGTCGCCAGAGGTATAACGCGGTAGGAGATGCCTTCTTTTCTGATGAGGAGCTCTACGATTTAATATACGAAGCCGAGCTTGAGATCTCCATGGAAACCGACGGTATCGAGAAGGTTTACACGACGACTACGGTAGTTGGGCAGCGTGAATACGATTATCCCACAAATGCCTTAAGGCTTGAGCGCGTGACCTATGACGGCCAACGTTTACAGCCAATTGACTTTATCGAAGACGATGCAATCACGGGACGTGACGAAAACGCAACATCTACGGGCAAGCCAACAGCCTACGCTATTTTCTCGGATAGGCTTTACTTAAGAACGGTTCCCAACGACACGAAGACCCTCAAGATCTATGCTTCGGTGGTCCCAGAAGAATACACAAGCACAACAGACTCTATGACGATAGATCAACGGTATCGACCGTTTCTGAAGAACTTCGTTATAGCCCAAATGTTTGCCAAAGATAATAATACGAAGATGATTGGATATTACGCCAACAACTGGTTGCGCAACATTGCCAATATTAAAGCGATAGAAGTTAAGCGCAAGGTTGGCGATCAATACAAGGTGGTAAAGCCGGATTGTTTATTTGAAGGAGATGACTTCAATGGCGTCTGATTTTGACGTAACCTACCCACGTAAAGGCGGTATTAAGTTCGCTGGTGGGATGAATAATAAGATCGACGTCCAGCTTTTGGCGGATAATGAATCCCCGGAAGCTTTGAACGTGGTATTCGGTACTGACTCGGTTGAAACTAGGGGTGGCACCGACAAGTTTAATTCAGCTTCGGTTGGTTCGTTTGTTGGTGAAGGCATCTATACGAGGCACGATAACGATGGCAGCCAGACCATGTGCGCTTGGTGGGACGGCTCTTTATATACATTGGGCGGTACTTCAACATTCACAGTTGTCGCCAGCGCCGTATCGGTTTACACAGCTGGCCAACGAGTTACGGCGGCAGAATATGAAAATCATATCTTTTTCGGAAATGGCGCGTCCACACCTTATAAGTATAATGGTTCAGCTTTTACGCGTCACGGAATTACAGCTCCGAATTCTTCACCGGTTGCGGCAACGGCTGCAACTGGAAGTGCGCTTACTGGAGATTACAGATACAAAGTGACATACGTAAACTCGGCGCTTGTAGAGTCGGACGTCAACACTGCCACGGTAACATTCGCTGCGGCGAGTGAAGACATAGCTTTGACGGGTATCCCGGTCGCTCCCCAAAGTTTCGGCGTCAGTGCTAGGAATATTTACAGGACGATAACAAGCGGCACAACGTTCAAGCGCTTGACGACGATTAACGATAACACGACGACTACCTACGACGATGCGATAGATGATGGAAGCCTCGGCGTCAATGCCCCTACTGATAACGGCGTTCCCCCTAATTACGGTATTAGCGTTTACCACGCAGATCGTTTATTTGTGAACGACCCTGCTAATCAGAACTACGTATTCTATTCAGAGCTTGGGAATCCATACACCTTTGGTGCCTCTAATTTTATCAAAGTTGGAGACAATACGGGAGACTTGCTACGTGGATTAGCCGTCTACGACAACTCTATTGTTGCGTTCTGCGATAGGTCAATTTACATAATTTATATGGTGGATTCGACACCTGGAAATTGGAAGTCTATCAAAGTTCGCTCAAACTTCGGTTGTGTCAATCACTTCGGATCGTTTGCCTACAACTCGAAGATTATGTTTCCAGCCATGCAAGGTGGCAAACTTGTGGGGTTAGCGGCGCTAAGCGGTGCTTCGGTTGACCCTAACGCCACGTTGACCACAGTGAGCGCGATCGGTAGCGAGACGAAGACGTTTCCCATAGAGAAGGATATCTTTCTTTTAAACGACAGCAAGGCATCGCGGATATCAAGCTA